TTCAGACTCAGGGACGAGATGAGAGACATGGAAAATAGTAAGACTAATATTTAAGAAAGGAAATGTTATGAGGACATTTTTATTTTTAGCGGTTGCATTATGGGGTTCAATAGGTTATAGTAATGAATGGATAGCAAGCGTACCGGCTGTTGCTCCACCTCCTATGGTGGTAACAACTCCTGTTCCTGCTGTAATGTATGTAGTACCACAACCAACTGTAGTTTATGGTTGGGTTCCTTACTACTATAATGTTCCAGTAATTACAGAAAGACGATGTTGGTTTTTAAGAAGAGAAAGACAAATTACTTATCAACCACAGGTTCAATGGTATTGTCAACCTTTGTATTATAGATAATGGATATAATAAATATTTTGGAAGTGACAACAGCAATAGTGATAGGTAATTCTATAGTTAAAATATTATGGAGAAAACTATGACAGACAAAGATGAAGACTATGTAGATATACCTGTATCACAACAAGAATTTACTTTTACTTATATTAATTCGGAGGATTTAAATGAATAGATTTGCCAGAGCATTAGAGTCTAAGTATCAAGCACAGATCGAAGAATCGTTAGCAGTAATAGACTTATATTTTAATAATTCTGTAGGCGTTGGAGAGCATCCAGATATTTTATCTGTTCTTGATGAAAAAATCGGAAAACTAGATACTGCTAGATCAAAACTATCAACTCTATCAGCACTATTTCCAGAACCGCAAGAATAATTCTTGACAAAGATTTTTGTTTGTGCTATACTTACTTTTGGAGGACTTAATATGATTAATGAGTATTTAAATTTTGTAGAAGAATGGTGTGAAGTATTGGAGAGCAAGGCTTTTGCTAGTCAGTATGGTAAATGGTCTAAAGAGAAACCGACTACATTCTTTCATTTTAAGATTAATAAGAAATATACTAAGATTATCAGAACTACTCATGGTAGTGATAGTGTTCATGCTTTTGTAGATAATAGTAATCTGGATATATTTAAAGCTGCTACATGGAATGCCCCAGCAAAAGATGCTAGATATAATCTGGAAAGAGATTTCAATGATATATTAGAAGTATGTGAATCTAATGGGGGTTATCTATATAAAGGAAAGAAGGTCTATGTCTAGGTTATCTGATAAAGATAGAGCAGAACTGTCTTATCTCAATGTTAGAAATGATATAGAAGAGTTGGTTGATAGAGTTGGGTATGAAAATATATTGAAACACATGATAGATCATTTGGATCATATTGATGATATTAATAATACTAAAAGTGTGTACTTATTCCAAGTCATTTCTGCATTAGAAAAAGTACTTGAAGTTTATCCAAGGTTAGATCATGTCTGAAGAATATAAACAAATGAGCAAGAAGGATAAGATACCTTTAAAGTATGCTTGTTATCAGCCAGAAGTTAGGCAGAGAATATCTGAAGTTCTTGATGGTATGAGTAATTGTCATGAAGTTAGAGGACATATAGATGATCTTTATAAATTAATAGAACATCAAATGCTCATGCAATTAAAACAAGAATCTCAAATGATTGCGGTTAAACACATGGAAGCGTGGAAAAGATATGATAAGGATATACCGGAGTATGATCCTGAGACTAGAAGTTATAAAAAGAATAAACCGGGAGATGCTTACAAAGAATGAATTGGACTAATATAAAACGATGGGCTAAGGATAAGGGATATAAAGTTGACAGAGAGAAATCTGGTGACGAAGCTAATCCTTATAATTATGAGTGGAAATTATTGGATGATCCTGCAAGACATGGTACTACAAATAGCTTGAGTAAAATGGCTATGGCTATTTACAATGACATAACTGATAACAAACATTTAGCACATCAAGAAAGATATAGACAAGAACAAATACAGAAAGAAATAGATTATGAAAGATCATCTTGGTGATGATAAGCCAATTAAAAAACAATCAATAACAATGACTACTATTTTTGGTAAAGCTATAGAAGCAGTTGTCGCTTATATTGTATTGTTTTTCTTTAGGCCAGTATGGGATAGATTAGTAAAGTGGTGGAATAAAAATGACAAAAATTCATAGTGCTAAATTACTTAATGCTACTCCAGATGCGGAAAAAAATGTAGCATATTGTGCTAGAGTGTCCAACCCAAACAATCAAGATAATAGTAGTATTGCCGGTCTACTTAATTATTGTATTAAACATAAGCATTGGTCTATCTTTGAGATGGCATTTATGACTGTTGAGATTAATACTAATAGAGGTATAGCAGCACAGTTATTAAGACACAGAAGTTTTACCTTTCAAGAATTTAGCCAAAGATATGCAGATACAAATGATCTCGGCAATAATATACCATTACCAGATTTAAGATCGCAGGATCATAAAAACAGACAGAATAGTATAGATGATCTTGATGAAGATAAACAAGCGATGTATAATATGCAAATGAGAGAACTATTCGCTAAATCAAAAGCATTGTATGATAGTATGTTAGCAGAAGGTGTGGCAAAAGAGTGTGCTAGATTTGTATTACCACTAGCTACTCCTACTAGATTATATATGAGTGGTAGTATTCGCAGTTGGATTCACTATATAGATTTAAGAAGTGCTAATGGTACTCAGAAAGAACATCAGGATATTGCTATAAGTTGTAAAGATATTTTCTGTAATCAATTTCCAATTATTTCGGTTGCATTAGGATGGGCAAATGATAAATAATTTATTACATTTTTTAGGTTTGTGTCCATGTTCACATTCTCATTTTGATTTAATGGATGTGTTTCTAATATTTCCATTCCTATTCTTTACCATAAAATCAGCAGCATATCACTTTGTGTCTTTCTTTAAAGTTTAGCTTGACAGTTGCCGATAGATATATTATAATCTTTTGGAAGAGGTAACAATTATGAAATTTGGACTATGCTGTATTTCTCTCGATCTTAAAGAACTAGGTTATAGTTTTAAATCTATGACTTACAAGCGTTTCTCACAACTTCCACGCGAAAAAGCACTAGATATTCTAGGCTCTCGCATACTCAATAATATGCAGGTTACTCATGCCCACATTAGCTACTGTGCAGACAATGATTATACTTATAGGATCAGTAGTGATTTATTTCCTCTTATTACCTATCGTGCTGCTAATATTACTCTTGCTGATGTTCCTCAATACAATGACATCATTCAAGAAATAGCGGCAATCAAACAAACTATAGAAGATACACAGGTTAGGGTATCTTGTCATCCTAGTGCGTTCAATGTTCTTGCATCCACTAATACCGATGCTGTTGATAGAACCATTACAGAACTTAATTTTTACTCAGACTTCCTTGACAAACTAGGTTGTCCTGCCAATTATAACTGTCCGATGAATTTACACATAAATAATCGTCAGGGAAGTAACGATGAAGTTGTGGAAAGGTTTATACAGAATTTCAATAGACTTAGCTATAATTGTCGTAATCGTATTGTTATCGAAAACGATGATAAACTTAATTGCTGGTCTGTAAAACAACTAATAACAGATTTTTATCCTAAAACCAAAATACCAATTACGTTTGATTATCTGCATCATAAATGTCATCCAGATGGATGGACAGAACAACAAGCTATTAGATTCTGTTGTCTAACATGGGGTTATATAAAACCTTTGTTTCATTACAGCGAATCTGCACCGGGAAACAATCCACGCAAACATGCAGATTATGCTGAAAATGACTTCTATACTTATGAAGATTTAGACTATGACGTAGACATGGAATTAAAAATGAAAGACAAAGCAATAGCACAATTTACAGGAGGTGTATAATTATGAGTGGATGGTTAATTGTATTAACAGGTGTGATATATTTATATGTAAGTATTGAACAAGTGTTAAAAGGTAATCCCGGCATGGGAATTGCTTATTTTGGATATGCTTTCTCCAATATCGGATTATATTTATTAGCAACTAAATAGGAGATAATTATGAGAGAACCACGAAAATTTTCTATGTCTACTGGATTACCAGTAGATAAAGATAAAGAAGTTAAACATTATCCTCTTGACAAAAATGAAGATAGTGCAGAACAAGCATTTCTTAATTTTATACAGAAGGCTAAAGAAAGTAAAAAGAAATATAATCTTTGGCTAGAAGAAAAAAAATCTAAAGATTCTACTTGACAACTGCCGATAAATATGATATACTGGTAGTATCAGTTTATTTCACAGGAGACTAGATTATGCCTAAAGGCAAAAAGACTTGCGAGAAGTGTGGACATCAATGTGGCCCAAGAGCATATATGTGTTCAGAATGTCAACATCCTTTTATGTTTGCTGTTCAAAGCAAAGAAAGAAAAACCACTCGAATGATTAGGAAATTCGATTGGAGAGACTTACAAAAGGGAGACAGGATTAAAGCTACAGGAGGCCCATACTCTGTAGTAGATGGGGAGTTTATTCCTATGGGATGCAGAGGTAAGTTTACTGTTGTAGGTCTTGATAAGAACGGAATTATAGCTTACGGAACAAAAGAGGGAGGTTTCTGTCACATCTGGATGGGAAAAGATGAACATAGTAAACTAACCGGACTTTGGAGAACAAAGCACAGGCTTGCTAAACTACAACCTAAAAAGATTAAAGTGTGATGATGAAAGAAAACAAAGAATATATTATTACAGACACAGAAGAATTTGTATATCTAATGAGGAATACTGCTGCGTCTAGTCTTGCTGAAGAATATCTGGGTAAGATTAAAAAATATTCAGATAAAGATTTAGATGGTATTGTGACTTTAAATCAAGTAGAATCAATTATCTCTGAAAAAAGCATAGAGATTGATGAAGAATCAAAATATATTATTGATGCAGATATTTTTGAAGATATCTTTGATGAAGTAAGAAATCTTATATATCAATCAGCAATGTCTCAACTTGCCGCTAAAGGATACATAGAGTGTGCATGGGATGACAAAAAAAACAAAATGATTTTTTGGGTTGACAAAGAAAAGAATCAAACTTATAATAAGTAAGATTTTTGTTTAGTGGTGACAAGAATCTTTTGTTTTCAAGGATACCACAATTTAAAGAGGTGTTGAATGACGAAGCAAGATAAGGTTTTGAATTATCTAACTAGAGGTAAGACTCTTAGCCAAGATAGTGCTTTCAGTATGTTTGAGGTAGGTAATCTTCGTGCCACTATCAGTGACATCAAGCCTACACTCAGAAAGAGTGGTCTTACAGTAGTACGTTCTACTGGCAGACAGGGTGAGACTCGCTATGGTGCAACTGCTACCAAGAAGCGTAGGTAAATAAAGTATTTCGGTGGCCCAGTTAAAGCCATTTAGGGTGTGTCTAATATATTATTATTAAAAAGGATATAGATAGTATGGCTTCCTATCCCACTGAAATTCATCCAGCTACTTATGTGCTATGGTTTTTATTAATGGCGAGTATTGCTACTAATTTTGTTCAACAATCACAAATAAAAAGACTTGACAAACAATTAGCACCTGTTATAATTAGACAGAACATTGAAGTATTTACACAACCTTTAGAGGACAGAATAATATAATACAAAACATATAGTGGGGATAGCCTCCTTGCTATAGGATGGTGGCTGAAAATGTGGTAGCCAGTATGAGATCACAACAGCACACGAGGCTCAGGAGGACGGGCAAGTGCCATACAGTCTTGAGATAGTGGTTCAAAGTAGGGAAATCTGACATATCATACCCTGAAACTTTGGAGGTAATAAAATAAATCCTCCCCATCCAATAATACAAACCGGGGGCGTACTGGTTTCGACAGGTGAATAGAAGTATAGATCGCATCGACTGGTTGATCTAAAGGCCAGTTTAAAAATAGATCAGATTTTAATTGCCGATACTTCTGTATTAGCACTCGCCGCTTAGGTGAGAGGGGTTGTATAAACCTTTTTACCCAATTATGCTGACTCCGATAATCGGATAGGGTTGTCCTACCTGAATTAAGACGGTCGATTAGTGTATTCACTATGACGCAGGAAAGACTGATAGTTTTGTCTGTAGTATTAATAACAACAGAATAACGATGTAGAAGTTTATGTGGAATTTACACTGGACAGGGGTTCGACTCCCCTCGCCTCCACTTATGAAAATTAAAGTAATCCTATTATCGTTCCTGTTGCTTTTAAATGCTGTAGAAAAAGTTCGGCATAATCAGGTACTTAGATTTTTAATAGATGGCAGACCAAAGCAGATAATATATTTTCATAGTACATTTATGTTTACACATATTGAAGTTGAAGTTGTTAAACCAGAGATAAGAAAAGATTGTGCCGCTTTTGAATGTATGAACATATATATATTTTGTGAAAATTTTAATTTACATCACACAATTCATTGGAGATATATAAAATTTATTGAAACATAAGGTGTATAGTAATAGTGTTGCAGCATCACTATAACTTGGAGAGACATCTAATGTTCAAAAAAATTAAATTACATTTGGAACAGAATGATATGACATATTGGGAACACTTTAGATTCGCTTCAGGTTATGGTATTGGTTGTATCTATCACGGTATACTATTAATAATTCATTCTATAATACCTTCATATTTTTCTACCGCAGGTGCTAATCTAGCTAACTTATTGAATAAAGTTTTTACAGACCAGAATGAATATCTTAGTTTGAAACATAGAGTAGAAGCATTTAAAAAGATAGTATATTATTATCGTTCAAAAGAATTAAAGTAATGAGCAAAGACACAGAATTAAAAATCTTAAAATTAGAATTAAAACAACAAGAAGTGGTAGAGAAAAACCTATCAAAAAAAATACAAAGATATGAACATGCTAATAAATTAGTAAGAAATACTATAGCACAACAAGATATAGATGACCTAAAAGCAGAGCAAGAAACCGCCGAATTGCAAAAAGAAATTTTGTCATCAAAAATAGAATCTATACAAGAATTATTCACTGGCGATTCCACTCAAGATTCTGATTGACAATTACCGATAAGTAGTATATACTGGAAGGAACAGGAATCACAGGACACAGGATACTATAATGAACAGTACAGAATATGTTATGGCTATGATAAATGAACTGCGTAACAACAGTGGCACTATAGCCAAGCAAGAAATTATTGCCAAGTATTGTAAAGCAGGTAAAGAGGAAGATAATGGAGATCAACTTCATGCCAGAAATGTATTAAACCTAGCACACAATGACTATCTTATGTATGGTTTGACCAGTACCCAAGTTAAGAAGCGACCAGACTTATTTTTCGGAGATTGTGAACCGGCATACGGTTTGTCTCAACTGTTTGGTGATTTAAAACTAGGCAGATATACAGGGCATGATGCTATCAAGATTGTCAATACTTATATCAATAAGTTTCCTGAACAAGAAGAACTTGTATATTGTATCTTAGACAAAGACCTAAAGACTAAAGTTGGCGTTAAACTTATTAATAAAGTTATCCCTGATTTTATTCCAGAGTTTAGTGTCGCTCTTGCAGAAAAATATGAACCTAAATTAGTGGAGTGGAATGATGAGTGGTTTGTTTCAAGGAAACTGGATGGTGTTAGATGCCTTGCTATTGTTGATCATTTTGGCAACACTACCTTCTATTCCCGCACAGGAAAAGAGTTCCTTACTCTTGGTGTGGTTTCTGATGGGATTACTGCTTTGGGGATTACTAACGTAGTATTTGATGGAGAGTTATG